GAAGTCCAAGGCCGGCGAGTTCCTCAACCTGTCGCCGGAGTTTCTGGTTGTCGGTCCGGACAAAGAGCTGGAGGCCTACCAGTTCACGAGCTCCAACTACGTGCCGGCCAAGAATGCGGATATCAACGACGTTCGCAACGCTTCGCTCACCGTCATCGTAGACGCGCGCATCACTGGCAATCAGTGGTACCTGTTCGCCGCACCGGGCTCCATCGACACCTTTGAATACGCGTACCTCGAGGGTGAGCAGGGCGTGTTCACCGAAACCCGCGAAGGCTTCGAAGTCGACGGCATGGAAATCAAGGCGCGCCTGGTGTTCGGCGCGGGCTGGATCGACTACCGCGGCGCTTACAAAAACCCAGGCGCGTAATTCGTCTGCTCGACCAGAACCCAAAAGGGCGCCGCATGGCGCCCTTTGTGTTTTCCAGTTCCAGTCTCTGAAGGGGACCATGCATGAAAACTTTCATCCAGCACGGCGACTGCCTCACTGTTCCGGCTCCAGCGGGCGGCACCATCTCGGGCCAACTGTACAAAGTCGGCGCCATCGTCGGCGTAGCGGCCACCACTGAAGCCGCAGGTGATCCCGTCGTGCTCAAGCTCGACGGTGTGTTCGGCTTGACCAAAACCAGCGCACAAGCGTGGGCTGTCGGTGATCTGTTGTACATGAACACCACCAGTCGCTCGCTGAGCAACGTTTCTGCCACCGGCCTCGTGCTGGTAGGCATGGCTACCGAAGTGGTCGCCAACCCGTCCGCTACAGGCGCCTGCCGCCTGAACGGCATCTCCGCTCCGGCGCCGGTGTAATGGGCTGGGCCTCAATGGCCCAGCGCATGCTCGGCGTGTCCATCCGAACCTTCAGCGAACCCACCGTCGCCGACGATCCAGACGGCGCGGTGTACTGGCTGACTGATGGTGTTTCGCCGGGAGTGGCACTGGCCCAAGCGGTGTTCGATACCGCGCACGTTTCGGTTGATCCCGAAACTGGCGCGCCGGTATCGAGCAACAAGCCGGTTCTCGGTGTGCGATTGATCGACCTGCCGAACGAGCCGACCAATCGCGATCGCGTCAGGGCACGTGGCGTCTTGTACAAGATCATTGACGTGCAGGCAGACGGCGTCGCTGGCGTAACCATCATTCTTCAGAAGGCCTGAGCATGGCTCACCCTAGAGAACTTATCCGCAAGCAGGCCGTTGCGGTCTTGATGGGTGTCACCAGCGCAGGCAGTAGTGTTTTTGCCAGCCGCGTGGCGCCGCTGATTTCCAACGGATGGCAGAGCGAGTTGCCGGCGATCATTGTTTACACGATGGAAGAAACCGGCGAAATCTTTAATCAGGCGCCTCGCGAATACCGGCGCCGCGTCGAGTTGGTGGTGGAGATCCATGCCGAAGGTAACGAGGCATTGGACGACACGCTGGATACGCTCGCTCGGCAAGTCGAGCGGCTGCTGCTTATGGACGACACGCTCGGCGACACCGTCAACGACTTGCAATACGTGCGCTCGCGGATGGTGCTTCTTGATCAATCGGAGCATCTGACCGGCGCGTGTCGCCTGATTTTTGAAGCCGAGTATTTTGACCGGCACCCCGACGACCTCTTCAACGAAAGCCTGCCCGATCTGAACACGGTAACGACCGAGTACAGCCTGGACAACGCTCAACCCAATCCAGCGGATCGTGCGAAAACGATCATTGAGGACCTGAACCCATGACCACCCGAGTGCTGGTTAAGCCCGTCGAGGGGCGCCTGGTGCGAATCCCTGGCAACTACGAGGCGCTGCCTGCCGAAGGCAAAGCGCTGGAGATCAACAGCTACTGGATCCGCAAGGCCGCGGCCGGTGATGTCCTGATTGAAACTGAACAGCCTGTAGTCCAGGCCCCAATCCCAAAAGGTGAGAAATAATGGCTATCGGATTCGACACCATTCCCGGGCCGGGTTCGCTGCGCAAGCCGGGCGTTTATAGCGAGATCGACAACAGCCAGGCTGTCAGCGGCCCGCAGTCGTTTACCTACCGCCGCTTGCTCATCGGTCAGAAGCTTACTGCTGGTGTAGCACCGGCCAACGAATTGATCCGAATCACCAGCCCTACTCAAGCGGATGTTCAGTTCGGCGCCGGCTCAATGCTTGCGGGCATGGTGCGCGCCGCCCTGTCGATCGACACCTACACGGAATTGCTGGTGATGCCGTTGATCGACAACGCGGCCGGCGTCGCGGCCACCGGTACCATCGCCTTCACGGGCCCGGCCACCGCATCCGGTACGATTGAGCTGATGATTGCGGGGCGTCGAGTCCCGGTCGGCGTGCTCAGTGGTGACACTGCCACCGTCATCGGTACCGCAGCAGCTGCTGCAATTACCGCAACGGCAGACATGCCGGTCACTGCCAGCGCTACTACCGGCACTGTCACGCTGACCAGCCGCCATAAAGGCGAATCGGGCAACAGCCTGAACGCGCGCGTGAATTACTACGCTGGCCAAGCCTTGCCTGCCGGGGTCGGTGTCACTGTCACCGCGTTCGCCAATGGCGCCGGCAACCCGGTGCTGGATACTGCACTGGCTGCTCTCGGTGATGAATGGCTGCATACCTGGGCGGTTCCCTACAGCGACGCCGCAAGCTTGGCCAGCATCAAGGCTGAATTGAACAGCCGCTTCGCCTGGGATCGCGAGATTGAAGCACACGCCTTCGTCGCCGCGCGCGGTACTCAAGGCACTCTCGGCGCTGTTGGCGACAGCCACAACAGCCAGCACCTCACGATCATCATGGCGAATGATGAGCCGATGCCGGCTTACGAGAAGGCTGCTGAGACGATGGCGATTGCAGCGTATTACGCGGCAATTGACCCAGCTCGTCCGATCCAAAACCTGGCTTATGCATGGTGTCTGCCGCCGGCGGCGCCCGATCGCTTCACCAACGAAGAGCGGAATCTTCTGCTGTTCGATGGTATCGCAACCAGCAAAGTCGCCACCGACGGCACCATGCTCGTTGAGCGGTTGATCACCACTTACAAAACCAATAAAGCCGGCGGTTCCGACATCAGTTACCTGGACAGTGAAACCCTGTTCACACTGATGTTCCTGCGCCACGACTGGCGCGACTACATCTTGCGCAAATACCCACGCCACAAGCTGGCAGACAACGGCACGCGCTACGGCATCGGGCAGGCTGTCGTCACGCCTAACGTGATGAAGGCTGAGGCGATCGCCAAGTTCCGCGAATGGGAAGACTTGGGCCTCGTCGAGAACATTGACGACTTCAAAGCCAATCTCATCGCCGAGCGTAATGTCAGCGACCCGAACCGCCTGGACATGCTGCTGCCGCCGGATCTGGTCAATCAACTGCGCATTGTCGCCAACAAAATTCAGTTCCGCCTCTAAGGCGAGCTTTAGGAGAACCATCACATGGCTGGCAATAAGCGCATTGGCGGCATCATCAGCTTGAAGCTCAACGGCGATATGTATTTCGCCAAGGGTGCCTTTACCTACAACATCGGGCGCCCGAAAAAGGAGGGCGTGGCGGGCAGTGACCGCGTCCACGGCTACAAGGAAACGCCCCAGATTCCCTTCGTCGAGGGTGAAATTACAGACCGCGCCGAAATGAGTCTGGAGGCGCTGCTCGATACCGTCGACGCGACGATCACGCTGGAGTTGGCGAACGGTAAAGTCATCGTTCTGCGGGAAGCCTGGTACGCCAACGAGGGCACCGGCAACACCGAGGAAGGCGCGATCCCAGTGCGGTTTGAAGGCATGTCGGCCGAGGAGGTCAAGTAATGGCAAAGGAAAAAACACTGCCTCTCCAAGAGGCAGTTGAGTTCGGTAGCGAAACCGTTACCGAGCTGAACATCTCCCGCAAGCTGAAGTATCTGCGCGGCTATTCGATGCGGGTCACGTCTGACAGTAAAGGCAACGGCGCCGTGGATCTCGACTTCGCGACACTGATCGACCTCGGCGCGAAGATGGCCGGCCGCTCGGCTGCCTTCGTTGAAGAAATGGGTGAAGAAGACCAGGGCGCACTCATGCAGGAGGCCCGCGATTTTTTGTTCGAGCGCGTGGGGGCTGGGAGTCCGGTGTAACTTCGGTCGTAAAAATAATGGGAGTTCAACCGTCGGAAGTCATGGAAATGGATTTCGACGAGTTGAGCTGGTGGCTTGAGCGGGCAGAGGAGTGGATTCAGTGGCAGACAAAGGCTACAAGCTGAGTGTCATTATCGGCGCCGTTGACCGGTTGACTGCTCCACTTCGGGGGATGCTTGGAAAGGTCCAGGCAATCAGCACAGGCATCGGCAGATCGCTTGATCGCGCTGGTCTTCCGGTTTTCACCCAGAGCCTGAAGAATGTCGGCGGCGCAATCGGCGGTGTGGGCAGCGCTGTAGGCGGCGCCCGTGACAACCTGCTGGGACTTGGCGCAACGCTGGGCATCACCGGCGCTGCCATTGGCTTGTTCATCAACGGCTACGCAGATGCCACTGGGGCGATCGGTGATACCGCCGAGAGAA